AAACGTGATAGACGATTATCTAAATGCGCTGGCTGATCCGGCAAAGATAGGATCGGCGAAGCTATCAGAGATTGCAACGGCGTTGGGCATAGTAGTGGATAAATTCACAAAGAATGTGCCGACAAGTACAGGAGGAATCGAGGAACAGCTAAAGAACCGCGACACACTGGCAGAAATCTTGAAAAAGCCAGTGCCGAACCGGGATATTGAGGATTTTGAGTAGTGGAGGATTGGGAAAATGAATGATATGCAGGAAGTCAGATATGCGTTGTTAGATTCGTTTCCGAAGAGTTTTATAAATGACCGAGATGAATTTATAGCACATGAGAGGACAAACCAATACATAATCCTTGCGAATTGCGAAACACCGCTTGATGTGGAATGTAAGGTTTTGGAATGGTTTTCAAGACCAGCACACAAGACTGCTCCATATTCGCAGGAATGGAGAAATAGAAAATTCCATGAATTTATGCTGAATGGGATAAATGCTTTTCTTGATACGAATTTCACAGAAGACGATATGGACAAGATTTATTGTGCTTTGGGGAATGCGGTAGAGCATGAAAAGACAGTGCGATTCGTTCAAAGCGACTATGATTTTGAGGTACTAAAAGAATGAATTATCCTGCACCATTCACAGAAAGACAACATGAATATTTGCAACGGTGCTTTAACAGTTGGTTTAATGTCGCCGAAGGTGGAAAACGCGGCAGCAAGAATGTATTGCAGACATTGATATTCTGCATGATGTTGGAAGTCCACAAAAACCACATCCACCTTATCGGCGGCGTGTCAACCGCAACCGCCCGGCTGAATATCCTTGACTGTGATGGGTATGGGTTGTTTAACTACTTCGAGGGCAGATACCGAACTGGGAAGTACCAGAACCGGGATTGTGTATATGTGCAGACCAAGACCAGGGAAAAGATAGTGCTTGTGTCTGGCGGCGGCAAGGACGGAGACGAGAAGCTAATTAAAGGTAATACCTACGGCATGGCATACATAACAGAAGCGAACGAGTGCCACCCGAATTTCATCAAGGAAGTGTTTGACAGAACGCTTTCCAGTGATGATAGAAAAGTATTCCATGACCTAAACCCGAAAGCCCCGTCCAACTGGTATTATGAGGAAATACTAGACTTCCACGAGCAGAAAAAGAAAGAGAATCCGAAATACGGCTACAACTACGGACACTTTACTATAGCCGACAATATGAGTATCAGCGGTGAAAAGTTGAAAGAAATCCTCTCCACATATGACAAGGGAACGGTGTGGTACAAGCGTGACATTTTGGGGAATCGGACGGCGGCAGAGGGATTGATATTCAAATACTTTGCGGATAATCCAGACCCATACTTGATTGATGATTCTGAACTGTTCAATGAAAATGGTGTGCTGCGGTTTAATTTCACGATGCGGACTATCGGCATTGACTTTGGTGGTAATAAGTCCCGGACAACGTATTACACCACTGGATTTTTAAATGGATTCAAGAAAATGATTGTACTAGCAGAGGATAAGCTGCCTATCAAGGAAGAAGTGGACACACAGCAGATTACAGATAAGTTTGTGGAGTTTCATCACTATTCAGAATCAAAGTATGGGTACATTCAAGAAGCCTTTGGAGATAATGCGTCTCCTACGCTGATAAACTCACTCAAAAAGGTTATCATGGAAAATCGTATTAACACAAGAATGAATGGGTGCGATAAAGAAACTATCCTTGACCGTGTTCGGCTGGTGGACAACCTGCTGCGGAGTGGGCGGCTTCTTATCTCCCGGAACTGCCCCGGACTGATTAAGGCATTGTCAGAACTTAAATGGGACGATGAAAAAGAGGATGAAGTAGAGGATTTGAACATCGGTTCTATCAATGACTACTGGGACGGGTTTAACTACAGCTTTACGCATTACATGAAGAAATTGGCTATGTGGTAAGGAGGATTTTGTAATGGGCGGAGATTTGATAAGCAGAGAGAAGTTAATAAAAGACATATCTTATAAATTTGGATTAGGAGATTCCATAATTACGAACACTTTGAATGTAGTGAAAAATCAGCCTGCCGCCTTTGATGTGGATAAGGTTATGGAGAAGTTGGACGAAAGGATAAGAAACACTGGTAACTGTGAAATTGGATTTGGAGCGGCACTGGCTTATGTACAGGCGAAGAAAATCATAAAATCCGCGCTGAATCAGTAATTGCATGAGGCAGAAAGGGAAGATATGGAAAAAGTGGCAAATGCAAGAGTTGTAATAGTTGAGATGATTTGTGATAAATGTGGAAAAGGGAAAATGAGAACACATGGGAACACGGTTTTATCCACATATCCGCCGCAATATCCTCATATATGCGAAAGTTGCGGAAATACAGAAAACTATCCGTTTACATACCCCTATCACAGAATTGTGTCTATTGAGCCTTTGAGAGAGC